ATTAATTTTGTCTGTTGGTTTGCTCATATATACAAAGGTATTGGTTTACATTTAACTAAAAAGTATAAATTTATCTTTTATACTTTGCTTTATTATATAACACTCACTGTTTTCGAGGTTTATATTTTACTCCTCCTAATCTCATTAGAAACTGTCCACCTGATGGACCTTTAGCAGTACTTGCCAAGCCTACTCCTGCAGCTTCTGCAGAGTTTACTAAAGGTGATGGAGCTTGTTCTGGCAAAGTCACTTTTGTCTGTGGAGCACTTGGGGGATTAGATGGGACAACAGGTATTTGAGGAAGTTGCTGTTGTGGGGGAACCATCATTTGTTGAGATGGGTCCGGTGTTTTAAGAGATTGTAGCAATGGAGAAGCTCCAGCAGCTTGTTGCTGCTGAGCTACAAACTCTCCAATAATATCAACCCCTTGATCATATGCACGAAATACTTCAAGGTAATCTCCATTGAATCCAACAGATTTGCCTCTATTGATTAAAGCTTTTCGAGTACTATTGTCCATTACGACAAGAACATTAATTTATATTTTGCTGAGTTAAGAGTTGATTTAAGTGCATCTAAATCATTTACAATCTCACTATATGGAATCATCTTTTGAAGTTCCGACGTAGTGTCATGCATATCATCTATATAAGAAATAGCTTCTTTTACAGATTTTAAAGTAGGAGCTGTTACATTATCTGGATAATCTAAAAGCATTCCACATGCTCCTTGATAACTTTCTGCAAGAGTATCTGCATGTCCAGGTAATGCATCATAAAGATCATTAAGTGTTTTATGTGCAGCATAGCTTCCCGGTCCTGTTACTTTTAAATGTAAGATATGAAATTTATTTGCAGCATCCATTAACTCTACTACAAATCCAGCCACAGCTTTACTTGTATTTGGGGACTGTTTTATCATTGTTCTCCGTTATTTAGTTTAGCCATTGCTTCTGCAGACTTAGCTTCTAACTCTTTTTCTTTTAAGCTTAACTCATCTTGCTTTGCTTGAAAATCTTGCATAAGCTTTTGCAAAGTAATGTTATTGGCATTTTCTTTCGATTCTGCTCCGATGAGTGCTACTTCAATTTGAAGTTGTCTATCTTTCTCTTTGTCAATAGCTGCTTGCTGAATTGCTTTATCTTGTAATGCAAGTTCTTGCTGCTTTTGCTGTTGCATTGCTTGATCTTGAGCTTGCTTTAATTGTTCTGCACTTTTCTCAGCTTGAATAATTTTATCTTTAATTTGAGTGAAACTATCACTTTCAAAGATAGCTGCTACTGCACTCATAGGCATTCCATTCTGAACTGCTGCTTGAGCTAAGCTTTCTATCTTCTGCTTACGTTCCATATCTTTAGCTGCATCTGAAACAAAGATTCCATACTCACTTTCCATATGAGTTAATGGATCTACATCGACTTCTCCTACGGTTCCGTCAGGCATTATATACATTGCCTTCTTACCATTAAGCCATGCTTCTTTTGAATAATCCAAAAGGCCTTGGAGTTCTCTTTGCTCGAATTGGTTGAACTTTCTAAATATATCTTCAGTAATGTGAGAAGATTGAATAATCGACTGTTGTGATGTAGACTTACCTTCATAGGTTCCCATTTGGCCCTGACGTTGTCTTGTTACACCACTAAGTTTTTCCCATTCAACCATGATAGATTCTAGCAACGTTAGGTATTGAGAAATAGTCTTGATAGACATATCTAATACAGATTGATGCTGTGGAGAAAGTTGAACACCTTCTTTATTATAATCAACCCATGCAATACCAGTGCCTTCTACATAGTACATGAACTTATCCATGTCCCAGTTTTTAGGGATCATGTTAATATCAAACTGAGCTACGATATCTTTACTTCTTGCTATTGCTAGTTCAAGACGGTATTTATAGATGTTGTAGTTTAATTGATATGGAATTCCTAGTGTTACTAAAGAAACGTTTTGAGAGTTAATATCAGAATACTTTCTTCCATTAATTGGAAGTTTACAGATAGATGGGTTATCTAAACTGTTACGTTGAGTCATGTGAGGTCTAATATTGATGTAGAATCTACCGTCAATTTTAGTTCCTTCCCATACTTCATTAACCCATTCATAAGTTATTTTAGCTCCAAGTTCTTTTAACTCAGGAGTTAATTTGAATGTTTCATCAACATCAAACATTTCCTGGTTACCAGTATTTGGGTCTTCATACTGTACAAATCCAACTCTCTTACGAGATTTCCAATATACACTTACAACTTCTATTAATCTATTTCTGTAAATGTTATCATCTGCCCCACCGGCTTCTGCACGGTATAACAAGTATGCTTCTGCAGTAGTGTGCTTTGGGTTTTCTAATTCTAATACTTGCTCTGGGGTTAAGTATTCTCCATAAGCATCTATGATTGTAGAGGCATGTGAGAATTTTCTAATGATAGCCCAGTCAGCATCTTCTACAAAGTCAATATCTGGATCTTTATCAAAGTCGACATCTAATGGATTGACAACTTCGTAAAATGGCTCATTACGACGTACTCCTTTGTGTGAGTAGCATTCCCCAGAAATTAAAAAATGAAACCATTGCTTTTGGAACTTATCGTAGATCTCATTAAAATACATGATGTATGTAAGAGATGCTTGCCCTTTCAAAGCTCTTTGATCCACATAAGTTCTATTGAATTCTTCTGCAATCTGTTTTGGGAGTTGGATATCTCCTTCTTCAGGAATCTCAGCTCCTTGTTGCTTTGCAAGTTCTTGTAAGAATTTATTCTTTACGTTTGTAAGTAGCATTGTTTTTAATGCTTCTTCTTTAAGACTTACTGCATCCCCATTTTGTACTGTAACTGTAAAGTCTAATGGACGTTTAGATTTTTCCCCTAATAACAAGTCAATGACTGGCTTAATAATAGGATAATTTCTCATCTTAGATGGGAAGTTCTTACGTGTTTTACCATATGGCTTAAGCACATAGTTGTAATCTTCCTCGTCAATTACACCGTTATAATAATCGTATAGTGATTTCAAATAACTACGACGTTCACTAATACCAAATTTTGATAAATTAATGAAAGCATCTACACAGTCTTTTCTCCACTTCTCGTCTTTTTGAGTAAGTGGGATTCTTTGTTTTGGGATATGGGCTTGTCCGTACATTAATACAAAATTAGGTTCGAAATATCAGACAAGCTAAATTACGGCTTTTTTCCATAACTTATTATAAATATGTCACTTTACTGATAATTTTTATCAAACCAGTCGTTAGAGGAATTGTCGTGGTCATCAAACTTAAGTTCTTTATTGTAAAGTTCTCTTGTATGATACATCCCGATCATGAGTGCCATAGCTCGGTCAAAGTTGCCAGATCTGTTAAATTTAATCAACTCTAATAAAAGTGCAGGGTCATAAATCTTATGGAGATTTAATGTGATATCTCCATCTTCGGATGCCCCTCTTCCACTAACTAACCAGTCTCTAATATATAATTCACCTTGAGCCTTACGTTGCTCAGTCATATGCATACCATATTGACGTTTTACCGTCTTACTTCTTAAGTCACGTTTGTCAAGCATTTCAAACTCTTCTTGCAATAAATGCATTTTTCTAAAACGTTTGGCATAAGCAATAACTTCTCCTCGGTCATTTTCAAATCCTATCTTAGCATTGTAATATTCAGCCAACATAAATAGATTTCGATTATATTCGTCCTGAGATTGAGGACGGCCTACATAGGAAGCTACTATAATATCGTCAGGTTTTGAAATGTTGTTTGGAACTTTAATAACATAAGCTGCCCCAAGAGATGTAGCTGATGCTGATTTTCCCTGTGCATACGGGTCATGACATATGATATAAAGGTTCTTTGGGGTAAACCCTTCTTTTTCTGTTTTATATGGAGCTTCGTATACAACTACACATCCGGTTAAATTATCATCCTTTCTATGAGGAAATTTAGTGATAGGCTTAGCACTGCCATTAGGCCTGAAGTTAATTTTGCCATTGGAGTCATAATACATCTCTCCACCAACTCCTATAGTTTGGAGATTATTGGCAATTACTTTATTGTACTGCTCTTTCAAAGAAGCTACATCAAATACGTTGGCCGTTACTTGGAGAGTAGCCTCTTGTGGAGTAAATGGGTGTTCGGCAATATATTGATCGAATGCTTTTGGATCATTACCTTTCTTCTTTTTTTCTCTCTGAGCTTCCTCATAGGCCATAGCATCTTCTTCCAGACTATTACCATTTTCGTCTATAAAGCCGTCGAGATTTTTATAGATTGGTACAAAGAATCCACAATGTGTTCCTAAAGCCCCTGCATCCCAATCGTTTTCAAATCCAAGGCAGTCATAAGCTTCGGGGTGATAGAATAATTCTTCCATACCTTCAAAGCCTGGCCCCTCTTCTCCACCTGTTCCAAATGCAATCATTGTCCCCAGTGTCTTCGAACCTTGTCTCATTGTAGGCATTGCTACCTCCCAAGCTTTTAATAGCCCTGAGAACGATCCGGCCTCTTCAAAGAAGATTAATTCACCTGCTTTACCACGGATTTTGTCTGGATCATCTTTTAAGGATACTCCGATAATCTGTGATTTAAACCCAAGAGTTACGTCAGCTCCGTTTACATTCTTTTTGTACCCAGATTGCTTGTGCATTTCTCGGTCGATAAGTCGAGGCTGAGTCCAAGCTGTGTTATCATCTACAAATGACACAATGTCCCAAGCTTTAGATAGCATTCCATCTCCAATTAAGTATTGCTTGTCAGCAGCAAATACAAAATTCTTAGAATTCCTAAGATGAAAGTAATTACGGCAAAGCATAGCCGCAGCTTTGTAGGAGAATCCTTTACGACGAGCCTTAAGTACAACCATATGCTTACTTTCTCTACGAGCTCTATCAATTGCATGGAAGTATTCGTAGTCACCGTCATAAAATGCTGGGAAACTTCTATCACGTCGTGAGATAACCTCACCATCAGGTTGTTCTTCATCTATAATCCTATCAATTGGACAGTAGTTTAAGTAAAAATAGTGAAACCCAGAAATTTTTACCCCATTAACTTCATATCCACTTAAACATCTAACTTGCTCTTCATCCCAATACTCATAGTACTGTTTTGTACCTGGAAGAGCATCAGTATAAAAGCCGAATTCTATGTAATGAGCTGCGGCCGGGGCAAATAAATGTGTGTCTTTAAGCTTACTCACTGTACTTATTAGTTTTTACTCCTGCTCTGTTTGGACTATCCTTGGCTTGCTGCTTTTGGATCAATTCTTCTAGTCTATCTAGGCCTTCGATTACCTCTCCAACCTTTGACAGGTTTGATAGAAGATCTTTTGCTTGATAAAGCAGCTTGCCATTATCGTCCAGAGCTGTAAGGTCAATTGTTTTAAAGTATTTTTCTAATTTGTTTACAGACAAACGTGCAGATTTAAGAAGTTTAGTAGCATGAGTGTCAGATAGTTCTTTGTACTTATCTACTCCAGCTAGTAATTTAGGGGTTATCTTTACCCCTAAGTCTTTCATTAAAACTTCCTGACGTTCTTCTTCGTCATATGCTGCATAACTAGATCTGTGGTCCACAAAGAAGTAGATAAAGCTTAACTCTTTGACAGTAAGCTTTTCAAATTCTGGTATTGTCAAAGCATATACTGATGGGATAACTATGTTATTATTTACCGTTAGCAAGTCTTTCATTCTTCTTTCTCTTTAGTTCGTTTAGGTATGCTATTCTAGTACCTTTTGCATGAAATTTTCCAAAATATGGAAGTCTAATTGATTCAAAATCACCAGCTTTCATTATAGCGGCTACAAATTTAAACTGGTAGTATACAGTATCTTCTACTTTATTAAGAGGAAGGTTGTACTTTGTAGCTAACTTTTGAATAATTACTTTGTCATTTATCATCTGACTTTGGCTTTATATTAAGTGGTTTACCTCCAACCCCTTTTTTAATAGGTAGCCACCTACTTGGTTTGTCTGGGCACTCACTTGTTTGCCATCCAGCTTTTACTTCTATGTAGCATCCACATATTCCACAAGTCATGTTTTCTTCTTTGAGGTGTGGACATGTAGAACAGGCTTGAATTCGTTCAACATACTGATCTTCTGTAACTGGCTTAAATCCACTTGCTGCATATTTAGCAGATGCTTTGGCAAAGTTGCCAATCATTTGAAAGATATTTGGTTTACTCATTTTCTATTTCTGATAATTGGATTATTTCTACTTTACCTTCCCCATCTTGTACTACAGTAAGTACATGTTCTTTCATGTAAAAAAAAGTTGTAACCTTTCTTGAGTCTAAGAATATCATTTAGGGACGATATTTATCTGAACTGACTCTAGTTTAAGTAATGG